TGCATAAGACGAACCAGTGCCAGCTATTACAGAATCACCTCTAGCACCTGCTGAGTAGCGTTGCATACTTGAAGCCATCTTTGATGCAGGAATTACATATTCGTCTTCTCCAGCTTCTCCTATAAGGCTAACCTCAGGTTTTGTGACATAACCCCCTGTCGCTCTAGGCATAATAGGAGCAGTTCGTGGCCCTGGATTTCCTGTAATTCTATTTAATTTAGGAAGAGGTTGAATATTGTTTGCAGGAGCACCACCAAAGCTAATATTTCCAACAAGTGCATTAATTCCAGCACTTAAAAATGCTCTTCCTATTTGTTTTACAACACTTGCTAACACTTCATTTAATGATTTTGTTCTATCTATAAGTGCTTCAACTGCATTAACCATTCCATCTGCAATTGTAGATCTTATATTTTCATATAATTCTGCTTGTCTTTTTAGTAAATTAATTTCTTCTAACTGTTTTGTAAGTTTCTGCTCATTATCAAATAAAGCTAATTTTTCGTCAGTATTCATATCTTTTGTCACCTCTTTTATCTTTTCACTAAATTCAAAAACTTTTTTCTTAATCTCTGCTTGCTCACTTCCTAACTTAATTGAATCTTTTAAAAAATCTACTTCTTCAGATGCACTTTTAAATTGCCCTGTAAATAAAGCATCTATTTGTTGGCTATTTGTTGGTGATACTGGGATTGTTATGTCAGCATCTTTTCCTTTATTAAATATATTGTTAAAGAACCTCGTAATTCTTCCCAAAACTGTGTCAGTTAATTGAAGTAAAGAATCAACAACTCCTACAATAGGATTTAATAATCTTGCAAAAATACTTCCTAGTTTTGTAAATATTTTACTAACAGAATTACCGATAGATTGAAATTTTTGACCAAGAGCTTTGATACTTTTTGCTCCTGCCTCTCCTACTTGACTACTTAATACTCTTGTAGCTTCTGCTAACGCTGCTTGTTTACCAGAAAGTGTTTCTATTAATTTTATTCTTTGTCCTTCAGCCGTTCCAGCTAAACCTAAAGACTTGGTTAGTTGGCCTATATCTGCGGTAAAAGGGTTTAAAGCTTGACCCAGTTTTCCTATTCCTGCAATCGCTTGTTGTATTGCTGATACAGCAGCAGTCGCAGCAAGACCTCCAGCAAATCCTCCCATTTGCCCAAACATTCCGCCAATACCACCACCTAATGCACCAGCAGCAGCAGTAACTGGACCTTGCCCAAATAACAGAGGAAAAGCACCACTAATCATTGCACTTTGAACATCGAAACCTTTCTTAGTTCCGAAATTTTTACCCATAAATTGAGAAAGAGGGTTATTTAGAAATGTCCTATCTCCTTGCTTGTCAAAAGAACGTCTACTTGCTATGTCGCTGTACCCTGCTGTAGGTACAGTTTCGTAAGCAGGTTTAAATTGTTGTGGACCGTATTGAGAAGCTTTAAATCCTGTAGAAAATTTTTGCTCTATCTTACTTAATGCTTTTAATTCTCTTTCGGTTTGTTTTGCCTGTTCTCTATCTATCTTTAGTTTAAATTCTTCTTTCTTTATCAGACGATCCATTAAATCGTTTTCTCTTTGTAAAGTGCCTGGTTGTACTGCACCTTTAATTACATCTCCTGAGAATGGGTTTCTAAAAGCAGGACGATTAGCTGCGTCAGTAATCTGTCCCATTTGCTTTCTTAATGGGCCTACATCTCCCCCTTTTGCTTCTAATAAATCAATTCTGTTTTGAAAACCTGCTCTAATACCTTTTTGTCTATTTTTCAGATTTAAAGGATTAGCTAATTGCCTTTGTTTTACTATTGCTTTTTCTGCCTTTAACTTTTTCTGTAATAGATTTATATCATCTTTTAAAATTTTATTATCTGCTCTTGCAGCTTCTATCTTTCCTTTATCAGCATTACGACCAGCCTCCCTTAACCTAGCCCTAAGTTTGTCCGTTTTAAAACCAGCCTCATTTAGTCTTTGAATTTGATCTCCTAATCTTCTAGTTACCTTTTTTGTTGCAATAGTTCTATCAGCTTGTCTTTTTCTATTAGCCTCTAGTTTTACTTCTGCTGTAGTACTGCCTCTACCTCCTCCAGCCCCTCTTGTTCTACCAGCACCTGTTTGTTTTCTGCCTGTAATTCTATTGATTTGGCCTTCTAACTTATCTAAAGCAGTCTGACCTTTCTTACTTATCTGTAAATTTATAAACGCATCGTACTGAGCCACTTGTTTTTGCCTAACGATATTTTATTTTAAACCTAAACGCCTCTTTTAGCCTTTTTAAGTTGATTCTCTTGGTCCTCATTTAAGATTTGAAAGTAGGCAGACCAGCCTAAAATTTCTTCTAATGTCATCTTTCTAACCTCTGACAAGGGCGTTCCTATCTCTTTTGCTATCCCGAACTGAAGCATTAATAAATTATCTTTTCTCAGTTCTATACTTAGCCTTTTGGGTCAATAGGTTCCTCATCTTCTTCAACTACAGCCAACATAATTTTTTGTAAGTCAGAATCTTTAACTTCATTCTTTAAAATATCTATCTCACCAACAGAGAATAATCGTTCACCGTTTTTATCTTCTGCTTTCAGTAACAGAAGACGCAATGCGAACTCATTAGCATCATCAGTCTTTGTAGCTTTTTGTGCTCTTTCTCTTTCTGCCATTGTTAGTGGTTTTATCCACATTTCAAAAACAGAACCATCAGAAAGCTCTACTTCTTTTTTAGTAGGTTCTAGGTTTGCAGCTTTCTTTAAACGATCTATGGCACGAATCGTTTTTACGTTAGATGACATACTAATAATTTATACACTACTACTCTATCACGACTTCTATATAGCGGCTATTTATGTCTGACTAAAATCGAAGTTAACATCTCCTGCTGGTCTAAAATTAACAGTTACTTCCTGTGCATCATCTGGATTTACATTCATTGATGCAGAAGTAAGAGTTGCTGGAAATTCAATAGAACGACTTAGTGTATCGCTCAACGTTCCACCAGAAAATACTTGATCAATGTATAACTTGAATGAAGCTCCTACTTGTTGCCGTTGAAATACATCTTGGATCATTCTATTAACCATTGCGGTATCTTCGTTAGTCATGTAGGCAGAAGCAGAGCCAGTACCATCACCAAATCCAGCAATGTATTGTCTAAATGGAACGTTCTGCCCTGGGGTTCCACCGATAGTAGTTACATCAATTTCAGCTC